ATGGCAGGGGAGTGGACGATCCGTGAGCTCGCGCGCGAGGCCGGGGTGTCGCGTAAGAGCGTCTGGGCCTGGGTCGCGGAGCAGGGCTGGGAGCGGCGCGCATCGGGCCCGTGGATCCTCGACGACGAACAGGCGCGGCTCGTGCTCGAGCGGTTCGAGCAGACCGCACCGCTGCGCACACCGCGCGAGCCTGTGCCGTGCGACGTCGAGGGCTGCGAGCGTCCGCGGGCCGGGCTGCAGGACGTGTGCAAGATGCACTACCAACGACGCGCACGGACTGGCAGCACCGAGCGGTCGTCAGGCGGGGACTGGCAGACCGCCAAGACCCGCTGCCCCCAGGGGCACGAGTACACGCCCGAGAACATCTATCGCTTCCCGTCCGATGCCGGTAAGCGGCGGCGATGCCGGACCTGCCGGATCGCCCAGTCCTCGCGGCCGCGCCCTACCGCCTGACGACGGCGCCGGCCCAGACCCACGCCGTGTCGGGGTGACCGAATCGGTCCATGTAGCTGATGTGCACGGCGCGCTTGGTCCAGGCGATCGCGTCGGCGTCGATCTCGAACTCGTCCCCCTGCATCGTCACGATCACACCCAGACCGGTATCGGTTGGGCCAAGTGTCATCGCTCGCCTCGTCGATTCAAGACGATTTCATCCAAAGTGGAGCACTTGTGCTATTTTGTCGCCACGGCCGTCTCGCGCCGATCACGCAACGATGGAGTTACGCATGACTACGCGCAAAATTTGGACCTTCCTGGTGACGCTGAGCCTTCTCGGCGCCACCGCGACAGCTGCTTCCGCGAGCAGCGAAATCACGACGCCCGACCCTGTGGACCAGAGCTCGCTCGACATCGTGGAGTGGGACCAGAGTCTCGGCAGCTTCTCAGATGACCCCGCCTCCACTCCGATGGAAGTTGTTGGCTCGTGGAACGGCAGCAACCCCATCCAGTCGCGTCGAGTGGTTGTCGGCTGTGTTCAGGCACCAGGTTGGATCGGCTCCGAGCAGTGCATCTTCCTCTCGGGCGACGGCAACCTCTATGTGAACCAGCTCAAGAGCGGGTACGTTACGACCGAGGCGAAGAACGTCTGCGGTGCGACGGCGCAGTTCCGCTACAAGGGCCAGTTCGCCATCAACTACACGACCAAGGAGGTCTCAGGTGGCGCGAGTTGTGGGTGGCTGCAGCGGGAAGTCTCGACCTATCCGCAGATGTCGATGAGTGCGGGCACGACCGCATGTGCTCGTCAGAAGAACGACGCGACGGGCCAGGCTTGGACTACATGGGCATGCGTGAACATCTTCTGACCGAGCGCGAGGCTCCTCGCGCTCAGGTTGGAAAGCGAACCGATCGGACGATTCCGCTCGTGAGTCTGGGTGTGGCGGGAGTCATCTACGTCCTCGCTAACTTCCCTGGCTCGATGAACACCCATGCGGCATGGTTCGCCCTTCTCGCATACCTGATGGTTGGGTTCCTCTCCGGACTCGTCCAGCCCGGCCGGAACCTCTTCACCTACATCGGCGCGCTTCAGATCGCGATAGCCGGAGTACTAGCGCTCGTGCCAGTGTCAAGAATCTGGCTGGGTCCTCTCTTTGCGGCGGGTTGTCTTTGCGTCGTATCGGCAATTCTTGCTCGGGACCGGGTCGCCCTGCTGTGGGGACTCGGCGCGGCGGTCATGGGGATCGCATCGTGGTGCTACCTGCTCGACGGTCGATTGTCGTTTGAGAACAAGGTCGTCTCAAGCGTTCTGATCGCGATTGGATCACTCGTGGTCCTTAGTTGGGCAGTACGGCTTGTCCGACGGCGGTAGTTCGTTGCATGCCAATAGTTATTGCCGAGTAGCGGAATGGACAGCGATCGACGCCGCGCTTGAGCAGACGCGAGCGCTATAAGGCGCCCCGCCCTCCTTCGGGAGGGCGGGGCTTCGTCGGGCTCGGGTCAGGCGAGGTCGTCGGGGCGGTACATCGCGGCAAGGTCGGAGCCGTCGAGCTGCACGCCATAGTGCCAGCCGTCATCGCGCTGCTCGACGTAGACGACGGTGCCGCCCTGGCCATCGACCGTCGTCACGTGGTCGCCGCGCTCGAGCACGCCGGGCGGCGCGCTGGACGTCGGGGGCGGGGTGGACGACAGGCCGAGGTGGCGCAGCCAGGCGTCGATGGCGGGGATCGCCATGATCCGGGCCAGGGCCGCGGAGACCGCGGCGAGGACCGCGGCCGCGCCGACGACCCACGCGAGCCAGCTCGCGGGCAGATGGTCGCCGAGTTCCTCGGACAGGATGCTCGCCACGATCGGGGCGACGAGCCCCACGACGAGGACGACGGAGATGACGGTCTGGACCGCGGTGCGCCGGGATGCGCGCACCGGGTAGGCCAGTTGGGTCGAGGCGGTCACTAGCTGCCCTTCTGGTTGGTGCGGACGAGGGTGCCGGTGTCGGCGAGGTCCTGCAGGACGGTGACGGCCTTGCCGGCGCGCCAGATGTTGACGGTGGTCCAGACCTTGACGGGGATCGCGGCGATGGCGTCGAGGGCCGTGGTGACGGCCTTCTGGGTGGCGGTCCCGGTCTGGTGGGCGGCGGTCACGGCCTCCTGGACGGCGGTGACTGCCTTCTGGGTGGTGGCGGCGGCCTGGAGGATGGCGGCGCCGATCTGGACGACGCCGGAGTAGTGGACGCCTCCGATCCTCGAGCCCTCGATGAGGACTGCCTTGATCGATGCGACGTCTTCGAGGATGCGGGCCTGCTCGCTGTCGGTGAGTGCCATGAAGGGTCCCTTCGTCGGTGCGGGTTCGCCCACGTGCTGGTCGCGCGTGGGGTCGTACACGAGGTGCCAGGGCTCCTGGATGGAGCCTCGGCCTTCGGTGTCGGTCCAGCCGTGCTCGGCGAGGATCGGGAAGGTGGCGGTGCGTCGCGGGTAGTCGAACTGGCCGATGAGTCCGTAGTCGTCGACGTCGACGGCGATGCCCCAGCCGTGGTTGGAGGTGCCGGGGATCGCGGCGGCGGCACCTCGGACGCGCACGTAGCGCACGTTCTTGTACCAGCGCACGTCGTTGTAGGGCCCGGTGCCGGTGGTCTGGGGTTCGTAGCGTTCGAAGAAGAACGTCTCTTGCTCGGCGAGGGTGCGGTTCCAGCCGCGGACGAACAGCGTGATGCCGGTGCGCCCGATGACTGCGGCGCGCGCCCGGTTCCACGACAATGCGGCGTCGAGCCGCAGCTGCGCCTCGGGCTGCCCGTCCAGGGGCGCGAGGAGCTCGGGTGGGACCGAGCCGTTCGGGTAGGTGATGACCATGAGGTTGCCTCCTGGCATGACGAAGGCCCCGACGTCGTGCGTGTCGGGGCCCGGGGTGGGGTTGGTCAGTCGGTGGGGGTGAGGTGGTCGTCCAGGCGTTTGGCCAGGACGGCGTGCTCGCGGCGCTGTTCGGCGTCGCGGCCTTCCATGCGTTCGTCGAGCCGGGCGAGGGCGTCGGTCTGCTGGCGCTGGGTGTGACGGATCCCGCCGATCTCGGAGTCGTGCCGCTTCTGCCCGTCCTCGAGGCGGCCTTGGCCGGCAGCGACGTCGCGGAGCGTGTCGTGCACGGCGGTGAGCTCGTCGCGCAGGTTCGGGTACTCCGCGTCGGCGTGCTCGTTGGCCGTCTGCTCGCGAGCTTCACGCGCGTCGCGCCCGATCCGGTCGAGCTTGACCTTCCCGAGGATCACCGCGATGCACGCACCCAGGGTCGTGATGAGCTGGACCGCGATGGCGTCACTCACCCGCGCTCACCCGGCCATCGTGATCGGCGTCGCGGTCACCACGAGCCGGTTCAGGCGTCCGTCGGTGGCCATCTGCGCGGTGCCGCCCGACGACCCGCCCCGCACCCCGAGCGTGATCCCCGGCGAGACGCCAGCGGGGATAAGGCCGTAGTTCGTGACGGACTGGGATGCCCCAGTCCCGGCGACGAAACGGGCGAGGACGTCGTCACCTCCGCGGATGCGGATGTCGAGGTCGACGGTGCCGGTGACGGCGCCGTAAGCGGTGCCCCAGCACTGGACCTGCCGGTCGTAGGGCCGGGCCGGCAGCGAGCTCGTGATCATCGTGGAGTACTGGTCCTTGGTGACCGTGAGCAGCGTCCCGAGGCTGTAGGTCTGCTCGATGGTCTCGACCTCGTTGAACGGGACCAGGTCGGCACCGTTGTGCTTGTAGAAGACCCCGCCGATGTCGAAGTACATCGGGCGCGAGCTCGAGACGGTCTCGCCTGCGGCGACCGCGGTGGTGACGGCCAGGCGTGCTGCGGCGACGGACGCGGCGCGGGTGATGACTCCGGCCGTGGCGAACGCGGTGTGCAGGCCGGGCAGGAGCGGGTCGTCGGGGTCGGGGACGGTGGTGCCGCGGTAGTCGGTGTGGCTCATGCCGTCACCTCCGCGGGCGGGGTCCAGGCCGCGACGGCCGTGGTGATCGCGGTGTCGGGGACGCCGGTGGTGTCCACGGTCCCGGCCTCGGACACGCGGATGTCGGCGACGACGGCCATCGCGACGGCCCGGATCAGGGCGTCGGTCGCCGGCTTGTCCGCGAGCTGGGCGGCGAACGTCGCCCTCGTGCGGAACACGTCGTCACCGGTCGCGGCCCGCGCCGCGCGGTACAGGTCCGACGTGGACCACGGCGTGCCATCAGGGGCCAGTGGCTGGTCAGTCATGGGTCCTCATTTCACGTAGGTGATGCGCACCCAGGCGCGCGTGATGCGGGCGTAGAGGTTCTTGTCCCGGTTGCCCGCCGGGTCGAACACCAGCCCGCGGACCAGCCCGCTCTTGAACTGGGCGTGGAGCGAGGGGTCGAGGGTGATCCACTTGTCCTGCTGGCCGCGGTTCATGAACACGGGCACGATGCCGCCGTACCGGGACCAGGTCCCGGCGCTGGTGACGCCGTGGAACCCGAGCTGCAGCGTGACCCCGGCTGCGTTGTAGGTGTGCCCGACGCTGAGCAGGATCTCGATCCGCTCGATGTCCGCCCCAGCCAGGTCCCCGGTCCACGAGTTGTAGGCAGCCATGGACTTCATGGCGTTGCCCTGCGGGGAGGAGTACGGGGTGTACCCCTGCCACAACTCGTTGACGTAGGTGGAGTTCGCCGCGGCCCCGGCCTCGGTGAACGTTCGTACCGCGATCGGGTCGTACCCGGTCATGTACCGCTTCTTGGCCGCGGGCGGCACAACGGGCGTGACGACGTAGGGCGGGGAAAGGGCGGTGAACTGACCGCCGAGGTTCTCCTGCGCCCGCCCCAGGGACAGGCACACGAACCTCGTGGTGTGGATCGTGGGCACGTTCCACGCGACCGTGCCCATCAGGGACGGGCGCACCCGCCACGTGACCCCGGGGTTGAGCACGACGACCAGCGGCGGCAGCCCCAGGGTCACCGACCCCGCGGCCGACGTCGAGCCCTTCGTCCCACCGAAGTGGTAGGACTGCCCGACGACGGGCGCCGCACCGTTCGCGCTGGCGTACCACTTCGCCTCCGCGGTCCCGGCCGAGGACAGGTAGACCTCGAGCGAGGTCCCCTCCATCACCAGCTGCAACGGGTAGTCGAACGGATTGGTGAACGACATTTCGGCCACCTGGTACCAGGCGCCGGCCGCGATCGTGCCCCCGGTGCCGGCGGCATCGAACCGAGAGACGATCCTCGCCCCTCGCAGGTCGATCGCCTCATCCAGCGTGGCCCCGCCGACCGTCAGCGACCCGACCTCGGCCTGCCCGGACACGGCCAGGGCCCGCCCGACGATCTGACCGTCAGGGGTGAGCGCGGCCGTGACCTCCCCGGCCGTGTTACCCACCGCGACCGTGCGCGCCCCGCTGCTCGTGAGCTGCAGCATCGGGGTCCGGTTCGCCCAGTCGGTCGGGTCCTGCCCGGCCTCGGCCGGCCCGTAGAGCGTCAGCCCCTCGGGAGTCAGGCGCGCGTCCTGCCCGAGCACGATCATGCCCGCGGTCACCTGAGCGAACGTGGCGATCTTCGCCCACAGCTCCTCGCTCGCGGTGATGTGCCGGGCAAGGATCCCGCCGTCGACCATGAGGCTGGCGTCGGTCATGTTGTTCACGACCAGGCCGTCCCAGCGCACCGGTCCGACGGTGTGCGTGGTCTGCTTGTAGGCGCCCACGGACATGTGCGTGCGCCCGGCCGGGGCCGTGATGACACCCTCGACCCAGGTCCAGGTGTCGGCGGCCACCCCGGCAGGGTTGCTCACCACGAGCGTGGCGCCTTCGAAAGCACCGGTGGCCGGGTTGTAGAACCGGGCGTACAGGCTCGCGCGCCCGCTGCCTGTCGGGGCGGCTCCCTCGAACAGTACCCACCCGCCGACCCGGTACTTCTTGCCCTCCTCCACCGGGGTGGCGTACTGCAAGGTGGCGGTGTTGGAGGAGTTGTAGGCGCCGGACTGAGTGGCTGACATCGGGATGAGCAGGCAGCCGCCGGACAGGCGCCCACCCGTGGCCTGGACAAACGCGGAGTTCGTCCACGCGGCCCGAGTCGTGAAGAACGGGTCCACGAGCAGGTTCGCGCCGGACCCCACCAGCAGCATGTCGGTAGTGATCTTGTAGGCGCGCACGACGTCGGCCCACAACTTGTCGATGACGGCCTGGGCGAGCGTGGCGGTGCCGACCACGACCAGGGAGCCGACGTCGACCGAGGAGATGACCTGGTGCGAGAGGCCCATCTTCTGCCACGCCCCGCCGCTCCAGGTCCACTGGCCGATGACCAGCGAGAACGTCGCGTCCGCAAACTGCCACCACGTGTCCCCGGGGACCTTGCCGTTCCCCGCCGGGACCGCAGTGCTCCGCGAGTTCATGGTCTTGCCGTTCGCGGACGCGATCGCGAGCTGCGCGTTCGCCTCGGCCGTGCCCGCCAGGGCGTGCGCGGCATCCGCGCGCGCCTGCGCCGTGGCCGCGGCGGACGCTGCCGTAGCGGCAGCCGCCGCGGCGTCGGTCGCGGCCTTGTCCGTGACCGCGACCCACGTTGTGCCGGTCGTCCACCGCTTGGGCGTGTTCGTGCCGCCCGTGGTGTCAATCCACAAGGTGGTGACCTTGCGCATCGCGACCGACGGCGCCGACGCCTGGATCAGCACGTCAGCCTTGCCCCCGGCCAGGCCCGCAGCGTCCGCAGCAGCCTGGGCGGCCGTGCCAGCCGCCGTCGTCGCCTGATCGGCCTTGGTCTGCGCGCTCGACGCCGCACCCGCGGCCTGCTGCGCCGCGGTCAGCGCCCCACTGGCCTTGCCGTCCGCCGCCGCCGCAGCCGCCGCAGCATCCGCCGCGACACCAGCCGCGTCCGACCCGACCTGGTACGCCGCGGCGAGGCGCTGGGCGAGGGTCTGCCCGGAGTCGATGACCTCGGCGCCGATGTTGTCCAGGCGGTCGGTCGCGCCCTCGAGCCGCTCGTCCAGGCCCTCGATCTTCCCGGCGGCCTGGAGCTGCCACTCGACGCCCTCGAGGAGCGCGTGCCGGTCGACGAGGGTCTGCTTGCCCTCGTCGCCCACACCGACCGGTGCCACATCTGCCGGCAGGTGCAGGGGCGGGGTCACCCCGAGCGGGACACCACGCGTCGAGAGCGTGACGGTCACGATCGCACCTGGCGCGTACACGCCCGGGCTCGCGGGGACGTTGACCAAGTTCTCGGGGCCGTCGTGCGGGATCTGCACCCGCGCGACCCCGAAGCCGCTGTCCTCGACGAACTTCCCGGTGACGGTCGTGTCCCGCGGCGCCAGGCCGTCCGTCGTGTCCCGCTTCCGGTCCAGCCACAGGGACGCTCTCACCACGCCAGCACCTCCAGATCCACTCGCATCGACCCACCGGTAGACACCGGCAGGGAGTACCCATCCACGCGCCCCACGACGAGCTCACCGGTCGAGGTCTTCACGCCGATCACGTCGCCGAGCTCGATGCGCGGATCCGCGACGATCTCCAGCGACCTGGTCGTCGCGCGCATCGCGGCGTCGGACTGGGCCCGGGACGCAGCGGCCTGCACCCCCACGCGTGAGGTCGTCCCGGAGATCTCGGTGATCTCCCGCACGACCCCGTAGTCCGCATCGAACGGCGAGGTCGTGAGCTCCGCGGTGGCCGCGAACTTCGTCGCGTCCTCCCCGGACCCACTGCTGCCCACGACGGTCTGCCGGTTCGCCCTGCCCTCACGCTTCCCCGTGCGGGGAGCAGCGAGGAGCAGGTCACGCTCGGTGTAGATCGCGTCGATCACCCGCGAGTCCGTGCGATGCCGAGCCAGGTGCAGATACCCATCAACACCGACCCGAGACACCAGACCCAGGGACAGGCACAGGTCCCGCAGCGCCTCCGTCCGCGAACGCCCCCAGGCGAGGCCGTCGTCCAGGACGACGTTCTCGACGCCGGGGTCGAGGATCACGGGCAGGTGGTCGCCGGCCAGGCGTTGTGCCTCCTCGAGGAGGCGAGCGCCGCGGCGCGGTGAGGACGGCCAGACCATGGGGTCTTCGTCCAGGCGGATGCCGAGGCCGTAGGCGACGACCGCGACCGACCCGTTCTCCTGTTCCTTCCAGGAGTCGAGCTGGTACCAGCCCAGGTCGACCTCGGTCTGCTCGCCGGCCACGTCCAGGACCTGCCAGACATGCACCCGCTGCCCGAAGGAGTTCAGGGCGTCGAGGGGGTCGACGGGAACCCACTGGTGATCGGCCGAGAACGTGAGCTGCTCGGGGACGACCTTGGACGCTGTTGCCTCGAGCACGACGTCCGAGCACGGCAGGCCGAGCGCCAGGACCCGGGACCCGCGCACCACGTCCACGCGGTGACCCGTTGTGAGCTCGCCTGCGAGCGCCGGGACGTTCGGGCCCGGCCTCACGGCATGCCCGCGATCGCCTGCGCGTACCCGATCGCGCTGAGGTTCCGCCAGCCCAAGGCCGCGGCCTCACCCCACGTCACCACCGGCGCCACCAGACCCGACGAGCGGACCGGCAGGGACTCGAACTGCACCGTGATGTCACGCAGGCCCGCGGGGGTGAGTCGGCTGTCGGAGATGCGGTTGACAAGGATGTGGCGGACCGGGTCGACCCCGGCGACCGGGCCGCGGGTGCACAGGATCAGGGGCGAGCGGCGTCGCACGAGCGCGAGGAGTGCGGGGCGGTCGGCCGGGTCGTAGACCCGCAGGCGTACCGACCCAGAGACGGGCCGGTCGACCAGAGGCCAGCGGACAGCGCCCGACGGGAAGCGGGTCGCCTGGGCGTCCCACCCCTCGGGGTCGCCGTCGTTCTGCCACGACGCCGAGGCCACCCCGCGGCCGCGGGCGTCCGTGACGGACCCCCACCGGCCAGGCAGCGGGGCCCGGGTGAGCGTGGCCGTCGAGGCCCCGAGCGTGTAGACGACCGGGACCCCGATCGGCGCGAGCGGATCCGAGAGCAGATGGGTACCGGTGCCGAGCGCGGCCACGACCCGGTCCCCGGCCCGGACGACGCCCGGACCGGAGACCTGCAGCGACGGGAGCCCCGTGTGAGTCGCGACCCACGCCGTGATGATCGAAGCCATCAGTACCGCCCCTCCCCAGATGCCACGACGACATCCGTCGCCGTCTCGCGAGCGATGACCCGAGCGCGGGTCAAGATGCCGCCCGACTCGTCGACGAGCGTGATGAACTCGGGGAAGGGCGTGCCCGACGCGGCCGGTGCGGCACTCGGCGCGGGTGCTGAGTACGCGAACTGGGGAGACTGGAGCGCCTGCGCGGGGGTGTTCGTGTTGCGCCCCCCGAGGTCGCCGATCGCGGAGGCGGTGTCTCGGGCGTTGACGACGGTCCCTGAGCGCGGCATGACGAGAAGCTCGGGTCCCTCCTCGCCCACGAGGTAGAGCTCGCCGCCCCTCACGGGGCCACCAGACGCGCGCCCCTCGACGACCTGGGCTGCAGTCGCAGCGTTGTTGTACGCGTGCTGGCGAACCGTGACATCGATCGTCTTGTCCTTGAGGAACGACATCGCGCTCTGCACGGCCTGGATCTGGCGGAGAGCCTCGCCGGTGTGCACGGTGACCTTCGCCTCGTAGTTGCCGGGGATCAGGCCGAGTTCATCCGCGAGGCCATTCGCCTCGTCGGCCGTCATCCCCAGCTGTCCGGCCATGCGCAAGAACTCGTCTCGCGACCGCTGGACCGCACCCTGAACCTCGCCCTGGGTAGCGCCGTTCTTCTGCATGTCCTCCACGAGGCGGAGGTTCGCCGCGGCAATTCCGTCAAGAGCCGCCTGGTTCGAGCGGCCCTTCTCGGTCGTGATGTCGAGCGTGACGCCGTTCTCCTTGAGCGCGGCCTCCGCAGCGTCAACGGCAGCCTCGAACCCGCGCTGGGAGTCGCGCGCTGCCAGGGCAATGTTGGCGAGCGTCGAAAGCCCGCTGATCGCGTCCTCAAGCGTCGTGACCTGGGCGGCGGTGGCGTAGGTCGACTCGACGGTCGCGGCCGTGAGCTCGTTGGTTGCGACGCCGGCGATCTTGTCCGCCTCGGCCTTGCGTTCGGCCGCGGTCATTGACCCCTCGAGGGCGCTCCGCTCGCCGTCGAGCGAGCCGATGAACTTGTCGATGCCGCCCTTCTTGTTCTCGTACTCGCGGCCTGTGCGGTCTAGGCCGTCCAGGTACGCAGTGGTGGCCGCGTTCACGCGGTCCGTCGCATCCGCCTGGCCCAGGATGTAGCCCTGCAGGTCCTGGATTGCAAGGCCGTACCGCTCGGCGTCTTCGATGAGCGACTTCGGGTCCTTGCCGAAGATCCCTCCGAGCCAGTCGTCCTGGCCGCTCGACAGGAAGGTGTTGATCGACGAGAGGGTGGCCTCCGTGGTCCGCCCGAACTCATCGAGCGTCCCCTGCAGCTCTTCCGTGCGAGCCTTCGCTTCTGCGGCCTGCTGCGCCCAGGCGGCGAGCCCGACGGCAGCGGCGGCGACCACAAGGCCGACCGCGCCAGCCGAGACGCTGGCAATCTTCGCGGAGCGACCGAGCCCCTCGTAGGCGATCTTCGCGTTGTTGACTGCGATCGCCATCTTGCCCATGCCTGCGACCGAGAGTGCGACGAGGCCGCCGCTGCCGACGATCGCCGTGACCGCCCCGAGGACCGGGGCAGGAATCTCGCCGAGCTTGTCGACGACGGCGTCCGTGCCCTGCACGATGGACCGCAGGCCGTCGTTGACCCCGGATCCGGACTGGATGAACAGGGTCTCGAGCGAGCCGCCGAGGCCCTCGACGTCGCCCTTGAGGTTGTCGAGCTTGGTCGCGGCGGTCTCGGCTGCGTAGCCCTGGTCATCGACGGCGGAGATCCAGTCGCGGATCCCGCCCTCGCCCTGGTCGTAGATGACACCTGCCGCGCGGACAGCGTCGGCACCGAAGATCGTCGCCATCGCAGCCTGCCGCGCGGCCGGGGTCATGTCGCCCATCGCGCGCGTCAACTGGCCAGCGAAGTTCGTCATGCCGACGAACTCACCGCCCGCGCCGTAGGCAGAGATCTCAAGCTCCTCCATGAGCCCAGCGGCCTCGCCCGACGGGGCGGAGAGCCGCTGCAGCATGGTCTTGAGGGAGGTGCCCGCGTCGGAGCCGAGCAGGCCCGCTGCGGCGAACGCCGAAAGAGTGCCCGTCGTTTCCTCGAGCGTGAGGCCGGTCTGGGCCGCGACGAGTCCGCCCTGCTTGAGCGCCTGGCCGAGGTCGGAGACCTCGCCCATCGCCTTGCCAGCACCGGCGGCGAGGAGGTCGGCGATGTGCCCGACGTCCTTGCCCTTGAGGTTGAACTGCGTCATGGTGATCGACGCGTACTCGGCGGCCTCTCCCACGCCCATGCTCCCCGCGGCCGCGAGGTCGAGTGATCCCTTGAGTCCGCCGGACAGGATGTCGGACGCCGAGACGCCGGCCTTGGCGAGCTCCTCGATCGCGCCCGCTGCCTCGGTCGCGGAGAAGACGGTGTCCGCGCCCGCGTCGATCGCGGCATCACGCAGCGCATCGATGCTTTCCGCGGCGTCTGCTCCCGACGACTTCACAGACGACATCGCCGAGTCGAAGTCGGAGAACTTCTTGACCGCGAGCAACGCGAACCCAGTCGCCGCAGCCCCAGCCACCGCGAAGCCGTTCGAGAGCGTGTTGATGCCCTGCTCGTTGCGCTCGATGTAGCTCGACGTGCGGGTCCCCAGATCCTGCGTCGCCTGCGCGAGCGTCTTGAGCCCGTTCAGGGCCCCCTGGACGTTCGCCCCGATCTTGAGCGTGATCGAACGGTCGGCCATTTCAACCTCCCGGGGGTCAGCGGTATGGAGTTAGATGTGAGGCATGGAGACCGAGAAATCGCCCGAGCTCGCGGCAGCGCACGCACGCCAGAACAAGGGGCTGCTCATCGCGGCCGCGGTGCTCGCGGTTGTGATCCTGGCGATCTTCGTGGTCGTCCGCGTGAACGATGCGCGAGCGCAGGATCGCCGGACCGATGAGTACTGGTGCACCCTCTCGGGCGCAAGCCCGCTCGACAGGGCCCCGAACACGGGTGAGCTCTGCATCGACCTCTAGCGATCACGGCGGGACGCTGGCCCCGAACAGCAGCGCGCCGGGGTGTTGGTTCTCGGCGTAACCCTTCTGGGCGCCGAGGATCGCGGTCGTGACGTGGCAGCGCGACGGTGGGGGTACGCTCACGCGCCCCTCTGATTCGGGCGCCTGGCAGATCTCCCGCGGCATCCCGCAGCGAGGGCACAAGCCGTCCTCGTACTCGGCAAGCGCGAGCATCCAGGAGACCTGGTCCTCGTCCCACTCGACATCAGGCCGTGAGGACGCGAGACGCTCGGCATCGTCGTACTCGTAGTGCGTGACCGGCTCCCAGCCGGACAGCCGCTTGTACGAGACGCCGAGCGTCCGCGCGAGAGTCAGTCGGTCGCGGAGGCCCGGATCACGCGCGACGCGACCTGCGAGAAAGGGGCGCTCTTCACCCCGCGGTTCACGGCCAGGACGGCCATGGCGAAGTCCTGCCACTGCCCATCGCTCATCTCGTCCGCGAGCTCGGCCCACTCGGTGCGCGGGTCGAAGTCGACGGCGTTCCCCTCGTGGTCGGTGATCGCGACGATCGACTGGGCGATGACCTCGTCGAGCGAGGAGATGTCGATGGTGAACTGCTCGTCGGTCTTGTCGCCCTCGCGCGGGGGGTGTGCGGCCTCGAACGCCTGCCACTTGTCGCGGCGCTGGGCCTCGATCTCGAAGTCGATCGTGGCCACCTTCATGCGCTCCTCGAGTGCCTGCACCTCAGCCGCTGCGTCACGCGTGGCGGGCGAGGAGTTGAGCATCTGACCGTCGGCGCGCTGCGCCTCGGTCAGCGTGGCGGTCGCGCGGTCGTATTCGGCCTGGGTGGACAGGTCGGCGCAGAATGCGACGGTCCGGCGGGCTCGCTTCACGGCGATGGGCATGGTGATCTCCCTGGTCTGGGGTCGTGGTCTGGGTGAGTGGTGAGCCTGCCGGCGCGCGCCCAGACCAGGGGATCCGCGCGCCGGCAGGGGTCTTGGGTCAGGCTGCGAGAGCCACGTCGCGGTGCGTCGAGTTCGTGACGTGCATCTTCTGGCCGATCTTGAGCTTCGCGTTGGCCTCCGGCGCCTGCTTGCGCTGGACTCCGCACGAGACGGTCAGGACGTCCACGACCTGAGCAGCCTCGGGAGCCTCTTCGAACGGCAGGCCGTACCGCAGCACGATGTACCCCGTCGTGAGGTGCTTGAGGGTCAGGTGCGCGCCGTTGTCCGCGGGGAGCGCCGACTGGGCGTTGTACACGTAGACGACGTCGAGCGTGTCGGTGTACGTGCCCGGCGCCTCGAACGTCTGCGTCGAGCACAGCCGGTCGTCGGTGATGGTCTGCTCGTCGCCGCCGAGGCTCAGGCCGTCCTTCGTGAGGTAGCACGAGAGGTCGACGACGCCGGGCGCGGTGCACTCGGTGACCTTGGGTGCGGACGGGTCGGCGAGCGCGGGGACCCAGAGGGCCATGATGTTGCCGTCAGCGACGCTGCCCGGGGGGACTTCTCCAGCCATGGGGCTACTCCTTCGAGTTGGCCGGGTCGTCCGGCACGGGGGTGGGTGTGATGTCCCTGGTCTGGGATGCCCGCTTCTCGCGGGCGGTCTGGACGGCCGCGTCGACTGTGCGGCGCGGCTTGGCGGGGCGTGGTCGGGCGCCACGACCGGACAGGACGGGGGCGCCCTTGACGGCCTCCACGCCCTCGGCGAGCGGCAGGCGCTCGTCGACGTCGTACTGGTGGCCCGTCGTCGTGTCGCGGACTCGCTTCCAGCTGGGCATGCGTGCCTCCTGGGCAGGGCTGAGGGCCCCAGGCGCCGCGCGCTGGGACCGATGAGATGGAGCGTCAGGCGGTGCGGGCGACCGTGGTCTCGAACGTCACCTTGCCGACGACCACGCGCCGGTTCACGGACGCGACCACGACGTCGTCGGGGAAGATCTTCACGTCGCCCACCTGCTCGAGTGGCGAGCACTGCCAGCCCTCGGCGACCGGGCGGGTCCCCTCGTAGGCCGCGAGGACCTTCTCGAGGATGATGAGGACCGCGTCCTCAGTCGCCCCGGCGATCGTCACCAGCAGGCGGGCAGGACCGGCCAGGGGAACGGTCGCGAGCGAGCGCTCTGAGACGCCAGGCGCCGCGAAGTTCAGGACGGCCCACGGCAGAGTCGGGCTGGGGGACGTCTCGCCGACGTGGACGCTTACGCCCACCGGAGCCAGGGCCCGCAACGCCTGGGCCAGCACCCGGACGCTCACAGCAGACCGTCCAGCAGCTTGTCGATCGCGGACGTCAGACGCGGCTCCTCAGCGGCCAGCGGGGCGTCGATGTCGACTGTCCCACCGCCGCCGTTCGCGCCACCGAAGTAGGCGATGTTCGCCAGGGCGCCGCCCCTGCGAGCCTTGTCCGGACCGACCTCGTACTGGACCAGGCCAGGGCGATAGTCCGAGTCGTAGGAGACCGAGCCCGCGGCGCCACGGAAGCTCCTGGACGCCGTGAGGTCAGCAGCCATGTGCTCCTTGACGTTCTGCGCGCCCCGCTTCACGATCGCGTCTGCATCGGATAGGAGACGCGCCGGGATCTTGCCGAGGTCAGTCGCGAGCGCACGCAGCTCGGAGAGGTCGATGTCGAACATCAGGCCACCTCCTGCACGGCGTACACGCGGTACGCGGTCTCGAACGTCCGGTACGGCGTCTCGCCCTGCAGGCGGTACTTCTGGCCAGCGACGCCGGGGGCGACGGAGGCCGTGAAGGTGCACAGGTCGCCGTGTCGGACCTGGAAGGATCCGACCGGGAAGTGGACGAGGGAGCGCTGCTCGACGGACATGTGCCCGCCGGCCTCAGCGCCCATCTCGTACTGGGACTGGTTCTGCAGCTTGCACGGGCCCGAGTACACGGTCTCGAGCAGCGGCTCGACGACGCCCGTCCCCTCGTTCGTCGTCTCGCCGACCACGCGCTGCACGAGGCAGGTGTCGACCATGAGCCGCTCGGCCATGCGGCGACCGCGGGCGATGGCACCCCCGGCGCTCATCGCGTCGTTCCGAGGACCGTGGCGCTGGCGCCGCCGAAGCGTTGCCGCAGTCGGCGTCGCGTGCGCTCGGGGAGTTCGGTCTTGTCGACAAGCTCGTCGTCGCCGCGTGTGAACGACGCCTGGTAGTCGTCGATTCGCTCCGAGGACAGGCCGCGGCCTTCGCCGATGCCTTCCTGGACCTCGTTGAGCCCGGCCGCGACGAGCGTGCAGACGAGCTTGACGATGTCGGCGGGGACCTCGTCGAGGCCGTGGTCGAAGGTGAGCGTGAGCTCGCCCGGGATGGCGTTGTGCGCCTGCCACAGGCAGGTGCGCCACAGCGAAGAGCCGCGCAGGACCCAGTCCGTGATGGGCTCACCGTCGAGGGTGACGTCGGTGACGGAGTGGACGGGGCGCGCAGGGAGTTCGATGCGCCGTGATGCCTCGGTCCACATGGTGATGGTCGAGACGGTGCGGCTGATCGGGACGGCCGCCGCGTCGCGGACCGCTGCCGACACGGAGGTCAGCAGCGAGTCCACGAGCGCGGTGTTCGTGGTGTCGATCCCGAGGGCCGACAGGTCGGCCACCGTCGCGAGCGGTGCTAGTGCCACGGTGGCCTCCCTCGTCAGTCCTGCTTGGTCTCGGCCGCGACGATCGCGGCCAGGATCTCGGCCTTGGTCTTGGCGTCGCCGAGGTCGATGTCGTGCTCGGTGGCGTAGGCCTTGAGGTCGCCCGCCGTGCGCTTCTCGAGCGGCTTCTCGGCCGGCTCGATCTCGACCCACAGCCCTGCCTCGACCTTGGCCGCCGCGTTCTCGGCGGCGGGCCCCTCGGGGTTCTTCGGCTCGTAGGCGAAGGGGGCGCCGTAGATGACGCCCCCGTCCTTGTCCTTGCCGTGGCGTGCCTTGTAGAGCGGCATGATGTTCGACCCTTTCGGTCAGGAGACGGTGACGAGAGCGGACGTGAGGTTCTTGGGGCGGATGACCTTCGCCCCGAACACGTGCAGGCCACGGATGCCGTCGCCGAACGTGTTCTCGAGCCGCAGCGCCTCGGTGTTGAGGATCTGCTGGGCGTAGGTCGTCGCGATCGAGTGGCCCGCGATGATGGTCTGGACCCCCGCGGCCTCGGGCACCGTGTTGGCCTCGAGGATGTCGAAGCCGGCGGCCCGTCCGACGACGCCGTTGCGCAGGCCCTCGGTCGTGCCCGAGGCGTCGAGCCGGATGAAGCGGTCGTCGCGCAGCAGGAGCCCGTAGAACTCGGGCGAGACGCCCGCGTACCGGCCCGCGTCCGGGGTGTTGCTCCGCTTGAGCTTGGTGCGGAACTCGACCAGGAGGTCGTAGGCGTCGCTGGGCGTCGCGACCGTGACGGCGCCGAGGGCGTTGCCCGCGTCGACGCCGGCCGCGATCGTGGTCGCGACGAACTCGTCGGCCTCGGCCGAGAGGTTGTACGAGGCCCCGGTCGTGGTCTCCTCGACGAAGCCGTCGATGGCCTGGCGCTTGTCGATGTCGTCGACCTTGAACGCGAAGTAGTTCTGCTGGTCGATGACGAGCGACTGCTGGGTGTCCGTGAGCAGGTCCCACGTGATCGTGCCGTTGCGGGTGTACGCGCGGACCGCGGGGTCGACGAACGACGTGATGTGGACGGTGTCGCCCGCGCGGGCGATCTCGCCCTCGTAGTCGCGGTTGATGACGCCGGGCTGGGCGTACACGAGCTGGTTGCGCAGCGCCTTGAGCAGCGCGGCGGACCAGATCTTCGGGATGAACTTGGTGATGGCCATGGGGAACCCTCCTCAGGGTCTAGGGCTTGATGCCGAGGAGGTCGTTGAGTCGACCCTCGGCGCGTGCGGCGTTGATCTGGTCGGGCGTCATGCGGTCGAGTTCGGCCTGCGTGACCTGTCCGGCGCGCTCCTTGCGATGGGCGCCGGGGGACTCGAACGTGACGCCGCTGCCACCTTGCGCGGCGAGGTACGGCTTGGACTTCACGAGACCTTCGAGGGCCTCGTTGATGGCGGAGGTGTCGACCTCGCCATCGGACCCGACCTCGAACTGCTCGAGGTCGAGAAACTTCAGGGCATCGGCCGGGTCGGAGAGCTTCCCGGCGGCGGCGGCGCGGACCTCGGCCTTGCGGATGCGCTCGTTCGCCTTCGCGAGAGCGGCCTCCTCGGTCTGGCGGGACTTGAGGGTCTCGGCGTGCTCGGCCTCCGTGCCGTCGAGCTTGGCCTGGAGGGCGTCGAGCTTGGCCTGCAGCGTGCCGGCCTCGCCCTTGACCTTGCGCTCGAGGTCGCGGTTGATCTTCTGCTGGGCCTCGAACTTCTCCTGCCAGTTGACCGTGTCGGCCTCCTGGTCGGTGCTGTCGCCGGGCCCCGTGTCGGTGTCGTCGGTCGACTCGTCGACGTCGGCGCCGCTGGTGTCGGTGGATCCGCCGCCCGAGGCGTCGGTGTCCGTGATGAACATGAGCCGGCGCAGGTGCGCGCGGGTGCGGATCGGGTGCATGTCTCTCCTTGCGAGAGGGGTAGGTCCTGAGCCCTTGCGGCGTCAGGCAGCGAACTTCTGGCCGCCGGTGGCGAGCCAGCGCCGGTAGTCGGTCTCGACCATGGCGGCGATCTGTGGGGTGAGGGGTCCGCGCGATGCGCCGACCGTGTTCAGGCCCAGCCCTTGAGGGTCGGGGGTGTTCCCGAAGCCGGGGGAGGCAAACGGGTTCCGGCCCTCGAGGACCATCTGGTAGCGCCGCTCGGCGTCATTCAGACGCCGCTCGGCGGCGGTCATCGTGTAGCGGGACCGCGGGTCACGGACGCCCGTCCTGCGCGCCTCCTCGACGGCGGCGGATGCGGCCTTGCGTGTCCCGCCGCCGCCCATCTGCCCGAAGCCCTCCACGCGGCCCTGTAGCGAGCCCGTGGGGACCTGGCCGCCGGGGAGGATGTAGCCCTGGTCGCGCAGCGCCTTGAGGGCGTCCTCGCGGTTCGGGTTGAGGCGGTAGATCGTCTCGGGCGTCATGCGTCGCTGACCGGGCCGCAGGACGGTCGACGCGTTGCCGCGACGCCCGGTGCCCTCGGTGGTGAAGGCGCCCTGTCGGCCGCGCTTGGAGTTGATGACCTGGAAGATGTCGCCGCCGTCGCGGATCGCGGCTGCCTCGTGCTCGCCGAAGATCTTGTTCTGCTCGTCTTTCGGCAGGCCCTGGAAGTACTCGTAGGGGTCGGAGATGAGACCCTCGTCGAGCGCGGCCTGCGTGGATCCGGCGGCGGACTGGACGTGCACACAGTCGCAGCGCGGGTGCCGGCGGAAGCCAGTGTTCCAGCGGTAGAGCCGACCGGCGAGGACGATGCAGCGCGAGCACGAGGGCGGGTTGAGCATCCGCACGTACCCGACGCTCTTGCGTGAGGCCGTGTCGATCCCCGCGGCCTGGCGCCCGGCGTCAGCGACGACCGTGCGCACGATCGTGTCGAGCGCCCGGCCGCCCATGGCGAGCGCCTCGGAGGCCGAGCGTCCGTCGGCGATCCACGTCTTCACGCTCGTGATGGGCGAGAAGAGCAGGCCGTCGAGCGAGCGCCCGTCAGCGGCGTACCCGCCGAAGGCTCGCGGGTCAACGAACGCCTCGGGTGCGACCCAGGACCCCTGCTCGGCGAGTGTCAGGGCGCCGTAGGACGCCCCGGATGCAGCGGCCTGCACCTGGATCCCGGACATGAGCGGCTCGAGCTCGCGAGCCACCAGGGGCGCCCACGACGGCGAGAGGTGGCGCCAGTCAACGCGGGTCCAGGAGCGGCGCGAGGCGCGCAGCGCGAGGATCTGCAGGCGCTGCATCCGCCGGTAGTGGTCCTGGGTGGCCTGCGGGATCGTGACCATCAGATCGCCAGGTCACGTGCGACCTGCTCCATCGTCGCGTCGCGCTCCTCGGTACGCTTCATCTCCATCACGCGGTCCACCTCCGAGGGCGAGAGGCCGTACTCCTCGGCGATCCACTGGAACGGGAAGCCCGCGGTCCGCATCTTCTGCAGCCCGTCCATGAGCTGCTGCTCGGACCGGTACTGGGGCTTCTTCCACAGGACCTTCCCGACGGCGATCTGCGCCGCGCGCTCCGCCTGCCCCTCGGCGATCGCCGCGAGCCGGTAGATCTCGCGCACCGAGGGGTTGGCGTAGGAGATCCGCTCGGCGGCCTTGGAGACCAGGCCGGCCTCCGCGAGCTCGTACCCGGTCGCGGGCGTGTTCGATGACGCGGCGATCAGGTAGTGCGCCGGGGTGCGGGTCTGTGCCACGACGTGCTCGACGGCGTGACCGATGACCTTGGAGAAGACCTCGAGGTTGCCCGCGGTCCACTCGGCCACGTCACCCTCACCGGGGATGAAGATGACGCGGTCACGGATCAGGCGGTCGAGCTCGATCGGCCTCTCGCCGATGATCTGCCCGTCCTGGTCGAGGATCGGCTCCTTGGGGACGTCGATGCCCTTGATGATGCGCGCGGGCAGGGACGCGGTGTCGAGCCCGTTGAGCAGGTACGCCCAGACCAGGTTGATCGTGTCCTGGATCGGCTTGACGCCAGCGATGTCGCTCATGGGCTCGTCGTCGAGGAGCGCCTGGTTGCGGAACTCGACGAGCGGGACCGCGCCCAGGGGGTTCGCCTTGAGCTCGCGGGCCTGGTCGAACGCCCAGCCGTCGGCGTTCGGCGCGACGTGCTTGTCGCCGCTCTCCTGGATGAAGCGGGGGCGCTTGAGCGGGATGATGTACTGCGGGGTCTGGAACTCCGAGTACTCGAAATTCTCGTCCTGCCACACGACCATGCCGGCGCGGCGCTGGCGAGTGGCCGCGTCGTAGATCACGCACGCGGAGTCGGGGTGCTCGAACGTGACGCGGGCCCCGACCGGCGACGGCGAGACCATGCCGAACGAGCGCTTCGCGACCGTCATCATCATCAGCGCCTCGGACAGCCCGCGGTCCGCCTCGTTGCGCTCCCACATGCGGGCCGACTCCACATCGGCAGTGGTGCTGCCGTCGAGCCGGATGCCGAGCTGGTGGATGCGCTCGATCGGGGCCTGTGCCACAGGCATGCACCAGTTGTCCGAGAACCCGGAGAACCGGTCAGCGAAGTAGTCGCGGAACTCGTCGGACGCGAACCGCATGCGCCCTTCGGTGCCCTTGAAGTACGCCACGTTCGAGACGATGTCGGGGCGCCGGGCCCGGATCTTGTCGGCCATGAGCGTCGCAAGACGCAGGATCTCGGCGGAGTCCATTCTCACCTCCGGCGAGTGGTCGATGCGGTGTAGAAGTAGGTGGGCGAGGTCGAGACGCCGGACGCGATCGCGTCCAGGCGCGCCTGCCAGGACAGGCCGCCCGCCATCGCGAGGTCGATCTTGTTGAGCGAGTCGTGACGCTCCTTGGACATGACCCACAGGGGCTGGCCCTCGTCGTCGACCATCTTGATCTCGCGCTTCTGCGCGTTGGCGATGTGCGACGCGAGGTCCTCGTCGCCGTCGTTCGTGACCTCGCCCGCCTTGATCGCGCCGGCGTAGGACCGGCACATCTCGGCGGTGCGGCGCAGGTTGCGCGAGTCGGTGTAGAAGAACAGCACCTTCTTGGGACCGTACTTCCCGGCCCAGGTCGCGCCCTGCTCGTCCCAGCCCTGTGCCGGGTCGAGGTACATGCGCACGACGTCGAAGACCTTGAACGCTTCGTCGACGCCCTCGTTGACCTCGTGGACCCGCACCTCAGGGGTGCCGTCGGGCGACTCGTCGGCGTAGTCCGGGATCCACAGGCCGAACTTCTGCTGCAGCCCGGTCTCGATGTCGGTCACGACGAGGCCCGTCGTGTCCTTCCAGCGCGAGCCGTCGAAGCCGAGCGTCACCTTGCGGCGTACCCGGCGCGGGATCGTTGCGCCGACCTTCGCGAGCTCGTCCTTCCAGCGGCGAGCGTCGAACGCTTGGGCCTCGGCCTGCGTCCACCGGTTCAGCCAGGTCCGCTCGAGGTAGCGCGGATCGGCACGGGGCCGGTCCCACTGCTTGGCGATGCCGCGCAGGTCCGACCAGGCGGCAACCGATGGGCCAGACGCCTCCCGGATGGCCTCGATGCGATCGGCCATGACCGAGAGGTCGTACTCCTTGCCGGTGGTCGGATCGTGCGTCCCGGCCTCGCGGTGGAAGTAGAAGAGCTCGGGCTCGTCGACCTCACCCTTGCTGATGAGCTCGGCCTCGTCCTTGTCCTTCTCTGCGACGCTGCCCTTGCCAGGCTCACCCGCGGTCGTGGTGCCCAGCGACCAGGGGTCGTCGAGCGGACGCTTGGGGAGGTTCGCTTCCATCGCCTCGTAGGCCGACAGGGCCGTGGGGGAGTTCAGGCGGTGCGTCTCGTCGTAGTACTGGAACGTGGTCCGAGCGCCGTCTCGGGCGTTCGGCGAACCGGCCAAGGGGACAGCCTTGCCGTCCGCGCCACGCTCGCCCAGTCGGATGATCCGCTCGAGCGAGGAGTCGAACAGGTCGGCGTCGGGCCCCTCGGTGCAGACCGTGTAGAGGACGCCGTAGGCGAGTTCCATGACCTGTTCCTGCGTGGTTGCCAGGAGCGGGATGTACGGGTCGCGGACCGGGCGCCCGACGGGGTTGCCGTCCGCGTCCCAGCCGTCGAACCGGACCGGCCCCTCGCTGTGCAGCTCGACGAACGCGACCCAGCCGCCGAACTCGGTCTTGGCCGTGCCCTTGCGCCACGAGATCCGCACGCGCCGAAAGCGCCGGCGCCCCGCGAGCTCGTGGCCGCGAGGGTAGACCTCGTAGGCCTTCCAGATCGCGGCGCGCTTCTCGTCGTCCAGCCGTGCAGGCTCACCCTTGAGGGAGCCGGGCCCGAAGACCGCACGCTCCTCGATCAGGTCGCAGATCGGACCACCGAGAGACGGCCAGGGTTCCTCGTCGAACGACGGGACGATGAAGGTAGTCACACAGCCCGAAGAGTGCCGCGCGGGTCACCCTTCGGCTTGTTGTCCGTGGGTGGGGTGGCCTTCTTGCGACGCTGCTCGCCGCGCGTCTCGGCCTCGTCGGCGCGCTCGATCTCCAGGTGGAGGCGCGTGAGGGCCAGCGGGTTCAGGCCGAGGCGGTCGGAGAGCTGGCGCGCCTCGGCGGCAGCCTTGAGGTCGCCCTGCTCGGCGAGCACCTTCCACCGGACGTACTGAGCAACCTCTCGGCTCGAGTGCGAGTCCTCCCAGACCGTGGCCTGCGGGGTCCGCCACAAGTCGTCCCAGAGGGCGACCTCGTCGTCAGTCGCCTGCTCGATCTGCAGACTCAGCGTGGCGACGGTCATCTCGTTCTTGCTCAGCTCGCGCCGGAGCCGGCCACGAGCGCGCCCGTCTTCGGCCGCCTCGAGCTCGACCTGCAGCGAGGCCACGCGATCGCGCGCGGTCTCGAGTTGGGCCGTCATGAACGGGTTGGGACGCAGCGGCCACGGCGGGATCGCACCCAGCCGGCCGCCAGCGGGCAGCGAGGTGAAGCCCTTCTTCGGGTCGTTGCGGCGAGCACGAGTGGACGGGTGCTTCGGAGCAGGACCCGGCATGACGATCACCTCTTCACCGCCTTGCGCGGCCTACGAAAGTGACGCCCGACCTTCCGTCGAGCGTCGAAGTGTGTTCACCACCAGGAGTCCCGGAACCCGTACAGAGAAAAATCCCCCTCTCCGGCGGTTCCGGCAAGGTGGTCCTCAGGGGGGTCCCCCCGCCTCGAATGTCCGGTTCGGGGTGCCGCCGAGGTCCGGTTCGGACACTCAGCGGGCGGCCCAGCCTGCGGGCTTGGTGCGGGCTGTCTTGCGGTCGTGGCATGGAGCGCAGACGCCGCGCCCGTGGTCCGGCTCGTTGGGGTCTTGACCCATGGCCACTAGGTCGACACGCTCGACTGGGTGGTGGTCAGCGACGGTCGAGCATGCGGCACAGAGGCCAGCGTGTGCACCGCAGTCGCCAGTGCACACGCACCGCGGGTCGCGGGCCAGCACGTCCTCTCGGAAGCGGCGGTGACCCTTGGTGGAGTAGGGGTTGCCCGCTGGTCGGCGTGCCCGGTCAGCCTCGGCTCGGCACGCGTCGCAGGTCGAGCGACCAGGCGGTGCGACGTCGGGACAGCGGGAGCAGGGGGACCAGCCTCGGGGCATCCCACCCACCTCCCAGGCAGTACACCCTGACGGGCCTGGGTCGCTCTCCGCGCTGGTCTCGACCGTGGGTCGCGGGGTCCCGTCGGCTCCGTCAGGGAGTGTGTGTGCCCGACCCAGAGACCTGTACCGGGATGGATCGGGCGGCCCGCAGGCGAGTGCGGGCATGCGAAAGGCCCCGTGGCGAACCTCGGGGCCTTGTCTGCTGATGGGTGAAACCCACCTAAGCACAGGTTAGGTGGACAGAACGTCGTTCGCAAGGCGACGAGATGTCACGGCTCTGGGACAAACACGATTGTCATGGTGCTGTGACGTGGTCGATGTCCGTCTACGTCTCGATCGGGTCCGCGAGGCGAGCGCGGGCAGACTCGATGAGTTCGTCGAACGTGTCATTCAGGTCGCCAATCGCGGACAAGATCGCTCCGATGGCCGGCAAGGGGTCAGTCTGATTCAGCATGCGATCCGAGAGGAGGCCTGTTGCTCCGCTTAGGATTGAATCGGCCTTCTTCACGCGCGTGATCGCCTCCTCCACGTCTCCATCTGAGACGGTTAGCCGGATCTTCGCCAACGCGACGCGGAATCGGTCACTCGCCTCCCGGTGCTCGGTCCCGATTGCTCCCGAGACAGCCGCGTGGAATGGGTCGAAGCCCCTGAGTGCTTCGGTGGCCAGTTTGTGAACGGCAGTCCCGCGGGCGCGCCCGAACTCCACGAACTCAATGAGATTCTCCCGGAGAAACTGTCGACGCTGTTCCACGCCCTGCCGCTCTAGGTCGCGACGCTGAAGCGCACGGTCAAACCAGTTCGTGATCAAGGCGGAGAGTGCGCCTACAGCGGCGGCGAGGACGATGGCCCATGCGGATCCCATGGCACAGAGTGTGCCAGGCGATCGATGAGGGCGGGTCGCGCCGTCATGCCGCCACCTTCCCACGCACGGGCCGCTCGGCGAGGTCGAGTGCGTCGGCGAGTCGGTACAGTCCGTCGACGGCTTCCTCGAGCCTGCCGCGCTGCACCCACTTGAAGACGGTGCCGGGCTTGACCTCGTGCCCGACGATCTTGAGGGCGCGCACGATCTCGGCGGGCGTCATGAGCCGCTCCTCAAGCGCGTCGCTGACGTAGTCGAGCTGCTCGTCGCGCGTGAACTCGGTGCCGCACTCGCGGCAGGTCCCGCGCTCGCGCCCCTCGCGAAGGTAGAGCTCCCCAGCGCATCCGTCCCCTTCGGTCCCGCGCGCTGGGCAGGGCCCGACGTAGGTCGGGGGAGCGGGCCGCTCGAGCGTCCTGCGCACCCGCTCGCGGAAGTCGTGTGCCTCGTCGCAGAAGTCGAGGGCCTCGCGCTCGTCCGCCGTGAAGTGCCCGTACCGCTCGGCGACCTGTCCGAGCAGCGCGGGCATGGCGGACGTCGTGATGGGCGCGCGCCGTTCGGGGCAGTCCCACGAGCTCGGTGCGGGCGGGGTGTGCTGGACCGCCTTGGTGGCTTCGGCCGCCACAGCGAGCCAGGTCTCCACGCATTGTCCGTCGCAGCCATGCTCGGGTGGGACCTCGTCGAGCAGGACCGCGGCGTAGAACCTCGCTTGGTCCTCGATTTCGCGCATGAGGTCCGAGACCCCAACGTCGATGGGGAGCGGGGCCTCGTTCGATCCGGACGGCATCCCGGTCAGCGCGTTGCCACCGCCGCCATGGAGTCTGGCCTGGAGCCGGGGCCATCGTTCAACGATCCATAGGAGATCGGTTCGTGCATCCAGAGCAGTCTGCGCGTCCATGCTGGTCTCGCCTCCAGTAGGGCGATCGATGGTACGGACCTGGCGCGCGAGCTTCAAGGCGAGATGTTCGGTCTCAGCCCGCAGCCATTGTGGGTGAATTCCCTGCGGATCGAACCGGTACGCGCGTCTCGGGCGCTACGGTCAGCGCACCATGCTGAAAGGGGGCGCCATGCCCGAGGAATCCGCCGTACCGCTGCCCGGCAGCGACGTCCCGCCACCACCGCCACCTGCGAAGGCGTCGATCCTCCGGAAGCCGTGGGCGATCCCAGCGGCTGTCGGCGTTATTGGGCTCGCGCTCGGTGCGGCCGTAGGCATCGTGGCGAGCCAGTCGGACCCGACAGCCAGCGCCGAGTTCCAGGCCCTCCTGATCGAGCGCGACGAGGCGCAGGCTCAGGCCGACGAACTCGACGACCTGATCGACGACACGAAAGAAGAGGCACGTCTACAGATCGCAGAGGCTGCGGAGAAGGCGCAGGCGAACGTCGTGCGGAGCGTTGAGCTCGACGAGCGCGATAAGGCGCTTGATGAACGAGAGACTGCGGTGTCGGGCGCCGAGGCGCAGGTCGCGGCAAACACGATCGCACCGGGCCGGTGGACGGTTGGAGTCGACATCGAGCCTGGGGCCTACCGGGTCAAGGATGCCGTGACGAGCACCCGCTGCTACTGGGCGATCACGCGTACTGGGTCGAACGGGGACGACATCCTCTCCAACGACTACGCCACGCAGGGCAATCTCTCCGTCACGCTCTCAGCGGGGCAGGACTTCGAATCGTCCGACTGTGGGTCGTGGGTCAAACAGTGACCGACGCGTTGCCAAGGGATGGCATGTCCGTCGCCGAGGTGCTCGGAAGGCCGTGTGGCTGTTGTTGCTACACAATTGTTTCAAGGAATCGTGCAAAGGGGCCAAAATGCTAGTAGAGACAATTGCCGAGAAGTTGTTCTTCAATCCTGTCCGCCTCGAGGCGGATGGGCCTGGTGGAAGCTGGACGGGCACAGGCTTTATCTATTCTGTGAATACGGCGGACGGTGCCGTGCAGGTGCTCGTCACTAATAAGCATGTGCTTCGAGGTGCAGAGCGCCTCAAGATAAACTTCATGCGCGCAGCCGGCGATCGCCCCATGATGGGGGTCGGTGCATCGCCGATCCTCATGGGTCTCACGGTCGACTCATGGGTTGGGCACCGCGAGGAGGACATCGATGTTGCGGTCATACCGCTCGCTAGGATCATCGAGGCAATGGCTCAGCAGGGTGAGGAGTTGTACTTCAAGTCGATTACACCTGAACTAACCTTGAATGATGAGGATGACCTGGATGCGATGGAAGGGGTCCTGTTTATCGGATATCCAAGCGGGCTGTTTGATCGGGTAAATCTGCTTCCGATCGCTAGACGTGGATGGACGGCAACGCCGATTCGTGTCGACTACAACGGGCGCCCCCAGTTCCTCATCGACGCTTCGGTATTCCCAGGATCGAGCGGGAGTCCGGTCTTCATTCTAGATCGAGGAACCGTGACGGGGCGCTCGGGGAATGTGACGATAGGTACTCGGGTGATTTTCCTAGGGGTATTGGCGGCCGTGCATACTCGTATACTGGAGGGAACCGTCGAAGTTGTCACAGCGACACCGATTGCACGATTCAATGAGCCGATCGATCTGGGAGTCGTTTACAAGGCCTCGTGCGTGCTTGAGACCATTGATGGGCTTCTGTCGAAGCATGGACTCACGCGTCTTCCGAGTGTGGCCCCGGTCGTCGATGGGGCTTCACCGTCACCGGCGGATGAGATCGTTGCTGAGGCCGAGAGGGACTCCTAGTACGACCGATGCCTGAGATCAGATGTTTGGACGTGATCTCAGGCACCGATGCGCAATCTTGAGTTGCGGGCCGGTCTGCCAAGGTTGCGGGGCCAACCTTGACTAGTGCGCACGTTCGTCCCCTCTGGAACTGTAGGTTGTCGGGCATGTTCGAATCCATGAGCGACTTCATCGCCAGGATCCAACCGGGTTCGTGGCCGGATTGGATCGCTGCGATCGGGACCACAGCGGCGTTTCTCGTGGCGGCGGTCGCGTACTCGCGTGACGTGCGGACGCGACGCTGGGCTCAAGCGCGTCTGGTCCACGTCGAACTGCGCGACCTACACTTTTTCGGGCCCAGAGAAGTGGCACCGTTACTTGCACATGGGGCTGGCATCGGTGGTGGAGATGTCCCGAGGGTGCCACTCAACTCTGGGGCACCCCCGGTCACGCGTCAGCTACTCCTAGAGCCTGCCGGGCTCGCTACGGCGGCGGTCCAGAACGGCAGTGACGAGGTGTTCGGTCCGGCGTTCGTGCGTGCGCTCGGTCGGACCGGGCCAGGCATTCCGTGGGACTTCGAGGTGACGAGCGGACCGGTGAGTCCTCGATCCGAGCGGGTGGTGGAGCTGTGCTGTTCGAACCCCCACTATCCGTCAGGACAGCCAGGTATCGAACTTGAGGTAGTTTTCCGCGATTCGGCCGGACGCTGGTGGCGACGCCGTGGGTATGAGCCGGTGCGACGGGCGAGGGACAAGGAGCGTGAAGTCCGACGATTCCGTCGAGGAGCGAGGTGCGGGAAGGCTCGCACCAGATGGCGCGGACTGTTTGAGAGATTCCCTGGGAAGGTGCGCGGTGCTGTGAGGGTGCTCCAAGCGAGGTGGCAAGCTGGGCGTCGATGATGTCGACGATCTGCATCGGCTCGAAGCGGGTCATGACTCCCCTTCGAGGGCTCGGGTGAGGTCGTGTACTACGTCGCCTAGGTTGGCCTGCTGGGAGGCGAGGCGCGCCCAGAGGGTGAGCAGCTCGGTCACGCGCCCGAGTGCTGCCCGTGCCGCATCCCTCTCGGCGAGGAGGTTGTTCTTGCCGTGGCGGTCCCAGAGGGTGCGGAACCGGTCAGCTTCATCCCGCAGTCGGTCTACTTCGTCGGCCAGCTCGAACAGGAGGGAGGCGGCTTCTCCGTGGATATCACGTGCCGCCTCCCTCGCGCGTCGGATCAGGTCGCCGGTGGTCATGTTGCGTCCTTCCAGTTGGTCACGGCGCGGGTCTGGGTTGTCGCGTGCTCGCAGGGTCGGTGCTGTGCCCCGCGCGGGCCGATCCGGGTCCTGAATCCGCAGCAGTCATCGTCGAGGTCGTCGGCGCACGGGTAGTGCACCTTCGTCTCGACGCTCGTGGGGATCAGGCCAGCAACAGCCAACACCTCCGCCTGATGAGACCCCCAGAACGTCGCGTCACCGTGCGGCTCGGGCAAGGGCATGCCGCACGTCATGCGCTGGGCGCGAACGCCGCATTGGCGGTGCTCACCGAGCAGTCCAGCGACCTCGGCCACGTAGTCAGGGGCGGTCATCGGGTTGCTCCTCTCAGGCGGGCGGCGTAGTCACGCATCCACGTGCGCAACTTCGTCCAGTCAGACGGCATCCGGCGCGTCTCCTCGGCCAGGACCTCGATCGCTCGCGCCGCGATCTCCGTCTCGTCCACCACGGGCGGGGCAAGGAGCGCGGCCAGGACGGCGCGGGCGTCGATGTACGCCTGAACGCCGGGGTGTTCCGACCGTGACAGCGTTCGGGCCACGGCCTCCACGAGCTCATCGTCCTCGCGTCCGGTGTCGGGGGCACCCTCGTGCGTCTCACATCCGCACTCTTCCGTGTCGGACCACGGGAGGTCGCTGTCGTCGTCGAGGGTGTCGGACGCCGGGGCGGGGTGCGCCGCGCAGGTCTCCACGCCGTGCCCCAGGCAGTTCCCGCACACCCCGTCCGTCTCGGGTGCCGGGTGTGCGGCGAGCAGGGTGCGAATCTCGCCCGCGACCCAGGCTCCCGGCCCGTACTCCTCCGCGTCGTCCGCGAGCTTGGTGAGGGCGGTGCGCAGATCGTTGGGGTCGGCCGGTGTCGTGGGCTTCGGTGAGGTCATCGGGTCTCCCCGGCCTGGTCGCGGGTGATCTGGGCCTTGTGCTCGCGGTGCCATGCGCGGCGCTGGGTGCCGGACGGGAGCTCGGGGGAGAGGGCTCCGCAGGAGCACTTCCCGTGGCCGGTTCCGCCGGTGGTGATGTGGCCGCGGTAGATGAGCTGGCCCTTGGCAGTGTGGGGTGCGCCTTCCCACCAGAGCTCGTGGCCGGCGAGGCGGCTCACGCTCCGGCCTCCTCGGTCGTGTCGGTGGCTGGCACGAGGTGCACGGGGTTGTGCGCGGCGATCTGCACGGTCGTCGCGGGGCCGTCGGTCGTGTTCCAGCGCGACGGGTTGTGCCGCCCGGTCCCCTGGTCGATCTTGAGCGCGAGGAACGCGCGGCCGCGGTCGGTGGTGCAGAGCACGGCGCTGCGCACGGGGAGCGTCTCGAGCTGGGTGGCGGTGAGGGGGGCTGGGGTGCTCATGCTCGCGTCTCCTCGGTGACGATGCGGACGGGGTAGGTGGGGAGTCCGAGGCGACCGTGGTAGGTCGCGGCGGCGGGCATCGTGCCTTCGTCGCTCTCCTCGGGGTAGGAGATAACGAACGGATCACCGTCCTCGTCCCAGGTGACGATCCACGGGCGGTCGTAGGCGTCGCGGATCAGGACCGACGCGAGGCTGGCGTCCTCCATGGCGACGGTCAGGTGCTCCTCGAAGTCCATCGGGGTGGCGAACGTCAGCGGCGCGGGGGCGGCGCGGTGCGCGTTGACCGCGTCCAGGATGCGACCGAGCGCCTCGTCGGACGGCTCGTCCTCCTCCGCGTTGGCGGCTGGCTCGAGGCGGCGCGGGTTGGCGATGCTGATTGTGAACGAGGTGACGGTGGCGCCGTCGGTGGTCTGCCAGACGTCGCGGCCGTGGGTCTGGGCGTTGCCGACCTTGATCGCGAGGACGGCGCGGTCGTGCGCGGCAGTGCAGTGGAGTGCGGTGCCGACGGGCAGGGCCTCGACCCACTCGGTCGACACGGACTGGGCGATGGTCACGGGTGCTCCTTGATCGGGAGTCCGGCGGCTTGCCGGACGAGGTTGGCGCCGGTGCTGTACGCCCCTGTGAGGGGCTGGACCGGGGTGGGTGGGGTGTCTGTCTCTCGTGCGAGCTGATCGGCCCTGCACGCCGAGCAGTTGCCCTTGGGGAAGGACCTGTGGGCGTCGCCCTCGATGTCGCAGGGCGTGTACCGGCCGCCGACGGACTCGGTGCCAGCGACGGCCTGCCACCAGGGCCCGAGCTCGTTCATGCGCTTCGGGGTCTGGGTCTTCGGGTCGGTCGCTACCCATGCGAGGGCGACGGCGACGTCGCGGTAGGCGCGGTGGGCGTGGTCTCGCTCGAGGAACGTGCAGAGCGATCGCAGGGGCCAGTCGGGTCGCAGCGCGTTAGCGGCTGCGGCCAGGCGCTCGACCTCGGTTCGGGTCAGCATCCCAAGGCCAATCCGTCGTGCCGCTCGCGCGGTACGTAGGTGACGATTTGGACTTGGTCTCCACGTCCTAAACGGAGGTGAGCCGAAAGACTAAGGACGGGTCGGGTCGGGTCGGGTCGGGGGGACCGTGACTGCTGCCGTGACTCACGCGTGACATACGCGTGAGTCACGGCGTGACAGGAGCGACTTTCGCGCGGGATTCCGCCGATCGTGCCGTTTCCGTTCACGGCTCGGCCTCGCGTTTCGCCTTCGCCCTCTCGCGCGCCTTTCGCTGACGTTCGGAGGCCGCAGCGCGCTCGGCGAGCACCTGATCGCGCGACGGTTGGTAGTCCAGCCAGTCGTGGAAGAGCCACCCGCCGTCGACCTCTTCCCACAGGCCGACGCGTACCAGGGACGTGACTTCCGCAGGTGTCCCGTCGAGGTGCTTGAGCATCTCCTTCGGCACGAACCCGTCCGTGAGCTGGTCCATGCACCATGAGAGTCCGGTCGCCCAGAGTGCCCGTGCGCCCTTCGACGCGCCGCGCCACTTGATCGCCGAGTGCAGCTTGTCGTCGACCTTCCCCCATGTCACGCCGCCTCCCTCGGTGGCGGGGCGACGAGTTCGGTGGGGCGGTGGCCGTGGAGCATCTGGTGGCGGAGTCGGCCGGCGGGGTCCGCGGTGAACGTGGCCCCGCATCGGCAGGTGTGGGTGGTCATGCTGCTCTCGCTTCTCGGCGCCGGGACTCGGCGCCGTCGGGTTCGGTCTGCAGGGCGTCGCGACGTGCGGCCTGCAGGGTGGGGGTATCGCCGTGGCGGCGCTCGTAGATCGGCTTGAGGCAACGTGCCGCGGCGCGTGTGGCGTCTGGGTCTTCCGTGACCTGCGCGCGGCGGGCGCGCTCGGCCAGGACGTCGAGCCGCGACTGGTACGTCTCCTGCTCGGCGACCAGCAGGCGGTACGCCGTGTCGCGGGACTGCTGCGACATCCGCGCGTAGTCCTCGACCGACGGCGCCCGCCTCACGCCGCGGCCCTCCGAGCGGCGCGGTTGCGCTGCTCCTTGCGGAGGGCTGCCGAGCGCTCGGCCGGCGTCGTGCCGCCGTACATCCCGAAGCGCAGGGCTCCGTAGCTGCTGGACTCCGCGTCGGCCGCCGCCTGGAGGCAGGCCGCCGCGACCGGGCAGCCGGCGCAGATCCTGCGGGCGTCGTCGTAGGCGCCCGGGAGATCCGAGTCCGGGTGCCACGGGTCGCCCTGCAGCGCGTGGTCCCAGTCGCGGCACTTCGCGTCGAGACGCCAGTCCTCAGGCTCACGGGTCGCGAGCGGGTTCGCTGGGCGGGTCATGGTCTGGGCGCGCAGGTTGGTCATGCGACTGCCTCCTCGGCAAAGTTGATGGTGTGGAGCATGTGGCGGATGGCGGCGGCTGCCTGCTGTGGCACAACTCCGTTGCCGAGCGCCTTGAGTTGTTCGTTGCGGGTGATGTCGGTGTCGGTGACCCAGCCGTCGGGGAGGCCCATGAGCCACTCGACGAACCGGGGTGACAGGCGCTGCGCCCCGCCCTTGCCTGTGGGTTCGGTGGGCGACGGGGCCGGGCGCCCGAAGACGCGTTCCCAGCGCTCGATCGCGGGGGCGTAGGCGCCGAAGTCTGAGCGCGGGTCGTTGGCGAGCACGTCGAGGTTGGTGACCTGCGTGCGAGTGGAACCGTCGGCCTTCCGCTTCCGCTCGAGGTGCGCCGCCGCGGTGCCTCCCGCGCGTGAAGCCTCGGGAGTGGGCAGCATGCGCAGGGCCTCGATCGACAAGCTCGCACCGTGCCCGTTGCCGTTGCCGTGGGACGCCTTGAGTCGCGTGGTCCACTCGTCCCAGGTCTCGGGGGTGTAGGCGCGGCCCATGTCGTTCACGACCGGGGTTGGGAGGAGCGTCAGGTCGGGAGCAGGTGCTCCACCTCGTCGGCTAGCGTCGGCCCGTGACCGCCCGCCTTGCGCTTGTCCGGGTGCTGCGAACCGCCGTTCACCGCGAGCTGTGCCGTCGGCGTCCGGAACAGCGGGTCGCCCGTCCAGCCCGGTGGGACGGGTGGTGTCCCAGGCGAGGACGAAGACTCGGAAGCGACCGTGGGGGGCTCCCACGTCGGCAGCGCGTAGGCCACACCACGCCGCGTCGTACCCGAGCTCGGCCAGGTCTCCGAGAACACGGCCGAGTGCCCGCAGAGATGGGCCTCCTCGGTCATCCATGCAGAACTCGCAGGACTCCACGTCGCCAGCGGTCGCTTCGGCACTGAGTGCTCCTCTCACGTTCTCCCACACGACGAAGTGGGGTCGGATGGTTTCGATGGCGTCGCACATGGACGCCCACAGGCCGGATCGGGTGCCGGCCTTCATGCCTGCACGCTTCCCGGCGTGGGACAGGTCTTGGCAGGGGGAGCCGCCCGTGATGATGTCGACGGGGTCGACGTCGGCCCAGTTGATCTTGGTGACGTCGCCGTGATTCGGGGCATGGGGGAAGCGGGCGGCGAGGATCTTCGAGGGGCCTTTGTCGACCTCGGACACCCATGCGGTCGTCGCGCCGAAGGCCTCTTCAACGGCCAGGTCGAGCCCCCCGTACCCGGCGAACAAAGCGCCGATCCTGGGCCTCATGCGGCCACCGCGCTCTCGTGTCGGTAGAACCCGCTACTGTCCTGACCGTGAGCGACATCGGAGACCTGACGGAGCGCGTCCGGCAGTTCGCGGACGCTCGGGACTGGCAGCAGTTCCACACGCCGAAGAACCTCGCAATGGCGCTGGCTGGCGAAGTCGGAGAACTGCTCGCAGAGATGCAGTGGCTCACCGATGCGGAGGTGGTAGACGCTGTCGGTGCTCGAGGCGACGAAGCAGCGCGGATCAAGGATGAGATGGCTGACGTGTTCATCTACCTGGTCCGGCTCGCCGACACGCTCGGCATCGACCTCGCTAGGGCCGCGCACGAGAAGATCGATCGCAACGAGAGCCGCTACCCCGTGCACCTTGCGCGCGGTACTAACCAGAAGCACGACGTGCTTCGAGATCTGCAGGAGTGACACGTGGTAGCTGTTCTCATCCATCCCTCGGGTGGCGCTGCGCGAGGCAAGGTCAACTGGGCGAAGACGCTCGGCCAGACCGTCGAGTTCATGACCGGAGACCGGTCCCAGCTTCTGACGCCCGAGCAGAGGGAGGAACTTCTGGCGTTGCACCCTGACGGCCGCGCGCGGTTCTGGGGCACCTTTGACGAGGCTTGGCGAGAGGACTACCTGAAGAAGACCGGGACCGGCTCTGCGGTCGTCTTCACCGCGTCCAACCACGTCCGCGGTGTCGGAGTGATCGGCGCCGTGATCAAGAACGCTGCCTTTGCCGACACTCTCTGGGCGCCCGATGCCGAGAAGGGCAGCTACGCCTTCGTCTACAGCATCGTCGGTTTCGAGGACGTGATGATCCCCTACGCCGAGGCTCGCCTGATGCTGGGGAAGGGCCCCGACTACCCGTTCCGAAGCCTCGCCGTCGCGACCGACCTTGAGGCCGAGTTCTTCGGTGATGCTGTAGCCGAAGGGGCGAATCTTCCCAGCGTCCCAGGCGTCGGAAGCACGCTTGGGAGTGCCCCCACGGGGGCGACCGCGCCGACGAAGACGACCGTGACGACCCAGCGCATCGTCCGCGACGGTGCCGTTGCCCGATGGGTGAAGGACCTCCACGGCGACCAGTGCCAGATTTGCGGCATCGTTCTCTCGGTGCCGAAGGGCCGGTACTCCGAAGGTGCGCACATCCGCGCACTCGGCGCAGGTCACGCTGGACCCGATACGCCGTCCAACCTTCTGTGCCTGTGCCCCAACGACCACGTTCTGTTCGATGGCGGGGCCCTGTACCTCGAGGACGGCAACGTCTACCGCACCGAGGGGCAGGAGCTTGTCGGACCGCTGCGTACAGACAGTCGGCACGTCATCGACTGGGCGCACGCGACCTACCACCGCGAGAACTTCGCCAGCATCCGGTAGGGCGCTCACGACGCGACCTCGTCAGCCTCGGGCTCGACCTCGGCGACGGGCAGGTTCGCGATGTCGCGCTTGAGGTTGTCGATCACCGCGGACGCCTCGAACTTCGTGAGCTCCTTCGTGGAGCCGACGACTCGGCCGACGACCTGCGAGGCGTAGGCCAGGCCGTCGTCACGCGTTGCGATCCCGAACTCTCCGAACGACGCGTGCAGAGCCTTGAGCTGGTCCGGGGTGTTCTTCGGCTCGGTGGCGTCGGGCGCGAGCTCGCCGGCGGCGAGGACATCGGCCGCGGACTCGCGACGCGCGGGCTCGGCGGGGGTCGCCTCGCGTGCCTCCTCCTCGGTGTACGTCACGCCGTAGAGCGCCTCGGGGCATGCAGTGCGCGCGCACTCGGTGATCGCGCGGGCCTTGAGCATCGCGGACGCGTACTTCTTCCAGACGTCCTTCGTGGACAGACCGGCGGCGCGGGCCTTCTCGATCGTCCAGGTGGCGGCGTAGACGAAGTCGGGGTCGTCGGCGCGGACGATCTCGGCGCGAGCGCTCTGGTCGTCGCCTTGGACGCGCAGCCGGTGGCCGGCCCTGCGGACGTTCGCCGCGATGAGCTCGGCGGACGCCGACGGCTTCCCCTCGATAACGTGGATGCGGTACAGCGACTCGGCGGGCGCGAGGCCCATCGCAGCGCCCAGGTTCACGGCGACCAGGACGGCGCCCGGATCGTCGCGGTAGGCACGCGGGAGGATCGACGAGGCGGAGACGGTCTCGGCGAAGCGCCACTGCTCGGCGAGAGGGAGCGTCTGGGAGGTGGTGACGAGGTCGGTCATGATGCGTACTCCTCGATGAGGTCGGGTGCGAAGTGCCAGCGCGGCGGTGCGATGCGAGTGATGCCGGTCGGGTATCCGGGCCACTCGCCGCGCTCGAGGCAGCGGGCGTAGAGGTCGATCGCGGCGCGCGTCTTGGCGCGGCCGATCGCGAAGTAGTCGACGTCGAGCTCTACGACGGACACGAGGTGGGGTGCCTCGGTCTCGACGAGGACGTGCAGGAAGCGAGTGGCGGTGCCGCCTGCCTGGGTGAGGCCGTCGAGGTAGTGCGCGGCCTGGACGTCGTAGCCGAGGTTCGCCGCAGTCCGGGCGAACTCGCGAGGGTCCGCGGAGCGCGCGGTCTTGAGGTCGACGACGACGCCCGCGGCCTCGTGCAGGTAGTCGAGGCGCCCGCGGCAGCGAACGCCGGTCTCGAGGTCGTCCCAGATGAGCGACACCTCGGGGCGCCCGCCAGCGAACAGGCGGCCGGCGTCCGGGTGGGCCTTCACCTTCTCGGCCATGGCTGTTGCGGTGTCGTACTGCGAAGGCTTGAGCGGCACGCCGCCTGCGGCACGGATGGCCGCGACCTCCTCCTTGACGGCGTTCGTGCGCCACTCCTCGGCATCGACCCGCACGAGGTCGAGTCCGGTGCCGAGCACCATGCCGTGCACGGCATGCCCCAGGTCGAAGGCGGTCTTCTCGACCCGATGTGCGAGCGAGTGCTGGTAGCGTGCCGGGCTGTCGAGCATGGCCTTCACGCCCGTCGAGGACAGTCCCGGGAGTGCGTGGTACTCGAGCTCGGGGACGTCGTAGTGGATGCCGGTCTCGATCACTTCCGCCCCTCCTTCTTGCGGCGCTCGTCGATGCGCCCTGCCCACCACGCCGAGACGAAGAGGAAGACGAGGCAGACGGCGGTGCCAACGGCGTCGGCCCAGGCGGCGCTCACGCGTCCACCTCGGCCCCGTACTCCTCGATGTACGCGGCCGTGGTGTCGCGCCAGTCGGTCCATGCGGCCTGGTACTCGGCGCCGCCGGTCGGATCCTCGTAGTGCGCCCGGAGGAGGTTCACCGCGGCCTGGGCGACCGGAGCGAGCGCCTTGGCGTTGTCGATCGCGTCGTCGCGCTGCCGGACGAGCACCGCCTGCTCGTGCTGCTCGAGGGTCGTCATGCGACTGCCTCCGTGACGGTGATGCGGCGGATGAGGTGGGCGGGGTATGGGGAGTCGTCCCGGTCGCGGCGCGCGCGCTCGATGCTCTGGCGCCACTGGACGTAGTCCGCGAAGGTGTGGGCGTCGTCGTCGCACCAGCAGGCGGCGTAGACGACCTCGCCCTCCGGTGCGGCCGAGACGCACTCGGCGGCCGCACGCTCGATCTGGTCGGCGAGGCCGGGCGGGAGCGTCGCGAGCAGTGGTCGGAATCGGTCCGTCGCGGCGGTCATCGCGCACCGTCCGCGAGCCACGCCTCGGCCTGGTCTGCGAGCGATCCTGGCGCGAACGCCTCCATCTCGACGTCGTCGTAGGGCAGCGATGGGTCCTGGATGACCTGCTCCCGCTCCGGGATGGCTGCGAGCTCGCGAGACACGAAGCCCTCGAGCACCGCGACAGCCTCGCGGGGCCCGTGCTGACGGAGAGCGCCCGACGCGATCACCAGCGCCTCATCCTCGGTGGTGGCCGTCGAACCGGCGCCGAAGAACAAGGCCGGGACCCGGCGGGGGAGAGCGGGGGAGGACAGGGCCTCGAGCGCCTGCACTGGGAGGGGGGCGAGACGTCGACGACGGAAGAGGTTCAGGGGGTTCATCGGACGCTCCTTCGCGTAGGGCGCGTGCGCGCCCAGGGGTCTCTGTTCTTCTGGTTCTCGCGGTGGGCCTCGATCGACGCCGGCGGGATACGCCAGGGGCCCTGGTCGCCACGGAGCCGGTACGCGCCGGGCAAGCTGCCGTCGGCGATGAGGTTGCGCACGGTCTCGGTCGACGCCTGGAGTTCGACTGCCGCGTCGCGGGTGGTCAGGTCACTCACGCCGCGTCACCACCCGTGACGTCGAGCTCGCCCTGATCGACGACCTTGGTGAGCGACTTGGCGAGCGCCTCGACACCCTTGGCCGTGACTCGGACCTGCGGGGTGTCGATGACGCGCTCGCCGGTCTCGGGGTGGTGGTGCCAGCGCGCGCGCTCGGCGAGTGCCCCCTGGTCGATGCGGCGCTGGTAAGCGCGGGGCTCGTTACCCTCGTTGCGGTAGATCCAGCCGTTGGCCTGCATCCAGTCCCGCAGGCGCTTCTCGCCCGTGAGGATGCCATGGTCGCGGCTCAGGATCTTCGCGGCCTCGTTCACGCTGAGGTCGCCCGACGTCGAGAGGAACGCGTCGAACGCCTCTGCACGCGGGGTGAGCGCGGCGACCTGCTCGGCCGTTGCAGCGAGAGTCGCCTGCGCCTCGATGAGTGCCGCGGCCATGAGTGCCGGGCCCGTGAGTGCCGGCGTGCCGTATACCCCCGTCTTGCGGATCGTCGGCAGGACGTCGGAGGTGATCCAGCGGCGGAAGCGGACGGCGTCCGGCTTGTCGGAGCGGATGACGACCTCGTACATGCCAGCCTCGGAGACGACGGTGAGGTTCTGGGATCCGCCAGGGGTGTCCATCGGGCGGACACCCTTCATGTCGGGGGCGAGGCGTGCCGAGGCGTTGCGGGGGTTCGCGATGTCCAGCACTGCGCAGAGATCGGCGAGCACAAACCACGGCTCGCCGTCGGTGGTGACGACCCGGACGGTCTGGCCGTCGAAGTCGAACGGGGTGATGTCGGTCATGAGACCATCTCCTTGGGTGGTGCCCCCGTGATTCCTTGGTCGGAGCGGGGGCGCTGTCATGTCTGGGGTGATGCACGCAGCTCCACGCCGGGACCTACCGGCTGGCTGCGCATCCACACATGAGTTCCGTTCCCTGCCGGGGCCCGCCGCGTCCACGGCTGCTCCCTCTCGGCGTGCTTCCCGGGCCGCGTAGGACGGTTGTCGTCCCGGGATATCTGCACTCATGCGCTGTATTCAGGTGTTCTGCACTCCGACCCGCTCCGCGGAATCGGATATCTGATACCGCTAGGCCGCGGAAGACGTCCGGATGCTCATCGGGAAGAGCTCCACGAAGTCGACATCCAGGAACGCTGCGATCTGGAGCAGCTCGTCCGTGTCGAATGCAGAGCGGCCCGTCATGCGGTCGCTCATCGTCGTTGCGGAGATGCCGAGTGCCACAGCGAGCTCCTTCTGGGAGGCCCGGCGGCGAGAGAGGCAGGCCCGCACTTCGGCAGCGATCGCCCCTCGGGAGTGGGTGAGTTCCATGGCTGTAGTTCTATCAGATATCCGATAGTCGACGCAACGCCCGATGCGCGGCGTGTCGGATATCCGATAACGTGGAGCTATGACCAGTGACTTCTCGAAGGCGTTCGCACGGCACCTGCGCGACATCATGAGCGAGCGGGATGTGCGACAGGTGCCCCTCGCCGAACGGCTCGAACGCTCGCAAGGCTTCGTTTCTGAGCGAACGAGCGGGCGACGACCGGTCGACACCGACATCATCGCGGCCGTCGCAGAGATGGCCGGCATGGGTCCGCGCGAGCTGGTCGAGGAGATCTCGACGCGGATGCGCGACGCTCGCCAGCAAGGGGCCACCGTTCATGCTTTCCCAGGCGCGGGCGTGTCGGCCGGGACGGGCCTGCCAGACGTCGATACGGTCCTTGAGAGGGCAGTGGCGAACGAGGATCCGACCCTGGAGGAAGAGGGCATCGCCCAGCTCGACTAGCAAGGAGGACTGGGCATGCAGGACCTGATCGACTACGCGCTCGGACGCGGCTGGGGTGTGAAGTACCGCGACCTCGGCCGACGGAACGGCGAGTACTCACGCGGGTTGATCACGATCAACGACCGCCGGCGCACCGGCTTTACGATCCGCATGACCATGGCCCACGAGATCGGGCACGCCCACCATGACCACGCGTGGACCGACGACCCCGCGGCGAGCGCACGACAGGAGCGTGAGGCCGACATGTTCGCGGCGCAGATCCTCATCTCGCTCGAGGAGTACGCGCGCGCCGAGCGCATCGTCGGGGCCCACCCTGGAGCGATCGCCAAGGAGCTCGCCGTCACGGAGAACTACGTGCTGCTGTGGCGCGAGAACTACGTCCGGCCGCGTGCTCGGCTGCGCCACCTGCGAGCGGTCTAGCGGCCCAAGCGTCACGGTCGGACTTCACCCCGCCGCTTCGACCTGAGGCAGGGGCGCATGCGGGAGGATTCGCAGCATGACCACACGAACCGGCGCCATTGCGGCCATGATCGGTGTCTCACTCATGCTCGCTGGATGCTCGGGAGGCGCTGAGCCCGAGGTTGCGTCGACGCCGACTGATGTGACCGCAGAGTCAGCGCCCGCCGAGCCGGAGCCGACTCCGACGGAGATCAGCATCGAGGAGGCCGGTGCTCAGTACCTTGCGCTCGTAGAGCCGTACAACGCGGCGCTTCCCGCCGTTGTCGCGTCCTTCGAGGCAAACGATCTGCCAGCCGCGCGAATCGCGGCGGGTGACCTGGCTGCGGCTGGGCGCGCCTTCGCGGACGGACTTGTCGCCGCGGAGTGGCCTGCTTCTGCGCAGCCAGCCGTCGACGGCGTGGTCGCCGAGCTCGCGGCCGAACTGCCCATCTACCTCGCGATCGCAGCTTCGACGGAGGACCAGAAGACCATTGACCTGACCTACCAGATTCCGGAGCAGCAGGGCAACGGCCAGAAGCTCCGCATCCTCCTTGGGCTGCCCGACGTCCCGGTCTCCTAACCCCCTGGAGGCACCGAGGCCCCCGCCGAACGGCGGGGGCCTTCGTCATGCTCCGAGCGCGCGCAGCTCCTCGGCGACCGGCAGGACGCCGGACATCGCGAGCAGGACGGCGTCGACGTCGCCTTGGTGCGCGTCGGGCAGCAGGTGCCCGTAGGTGTCGACGGTGGTCGTGATCTTTTCGTGGCCGAGTCGCGCCTGGATGTAGGGGAGGGGGCGACCGGCCGCGATCATCCATGAGGCGTGCGAGTGGCGCAGGTCGTGCAGGCGCGGTCGCTTGCCGAGCGGCGTAAGGCCTACGGCGGCGCACCTCTCGTCGTCGTTCGCCGCGTCGACAGCGGTGCGCCAGACGCGAGAGTAGAAGCCGCCGGGCCACACGGGCCCACCCTGCGCCCCACGGAACACCAGGACGTCGCCGCGCCCCGCAGGGCCGGCCGTGGCCACGAGCTCGTGCGGGACGGAGATGGTGCGTTCGCCGGCGTCCGTCTTGGGCGGGCCTAGGACGCGCGCCGCGGTCTCGCCCTTCTGCCACGCCTTGTCGATGTGGACGAGGGCCGTGTGTGAGTCCTGGTCGATGTCGCCCCAGGTGAGTGCGGTCACCTCGCCCCAGCGCATCCCGGTGCCAGCGAGCCACATGACGAGCGGCTTCCAGTTGGCCGGGACGAAGTGCAGCAGGATCGCGAACTCGGACTGCGAAAGTACGACCATGCGCTCCTTGCGCTGGCGGGTCGCCTTGATCCCGCGGGCAGGGTTGCCCTTGCGCAGGCCGCGGGCGTCAGCGGCGGCGAGGATCTGGGAGAGCAGGCCGTGGTGGTTCTGCACGGTCTTCTGTGCGACTTTCTTCCCGGGGCGGCGTTTGGAGTCCTGGGACTCGAGCCACGTGACCCAGGCGCGGACGTCGTCCTCGGTGATCGCGTCGATCGGCATCTCGCCCAGGCGTGGCAGGATCGTTGCCTCGAGGATTGCGCGGTACCCGGCGCGGGTGCCTGCGTTCGACTCGCGCGACAGGCCGCCCTCGTGGTCGAGGTACGTCTCTGCCCACTCGGCCAGCGTCGGCACGCCGCGGCGCGCAGCGCCAGTGCGCTCGTCGCGGATCCGGGACGCCTCGGTGACCCCGACGCGGTCGACGAGCTTGGCGAACGTCCGAGCCGCGCGCTCCACGGTGTGACCATCCTCACCGTAGAAAGTCTCCTGGCGCATCTTCCGGTTCTCGTCGCGCGCCTGGACGCGCCAGGCGAACCCGGAGCTTCGTTTCAC